TGATTTCCGTCTGTAGCAATATTACCAGGTACTGTTAGTATACCATCGTTTCCAAAAGTCCAAGCATGCAACGCAGGATTGTATGTGTTTATAACAACTGCATCATTACTTGATATTGCTACTACACTAGCAAGACCAAATAGTTCACTGCCTTCAATAGACAATTGTGTATCATTAACTTCGGGAAATGTCACAACGCCTGATGAATTTAAAGATACGGTATGTAATCCGTTTACTAACTCATTAGTAGCACCAGCCGGTCCAACATCACCTTGTGGTCCAACATCACCTTGTGGTCCAATATCCCCAACAAAGAATGATAATGCAGACCAAGTTGATGTGCCGTTGCCAATTTTAATTTTGTCTAATGTAGTATCTAAGCCAAGTTCGCCTTCGCTTAGAATAGGATTTACTGCCGTCCAGTTTGTAGTAGTATCCCTTCTTATTTGTATTTTATTTGCCATTATGCGGCTCCTCCGTTGATTAGCATATCTGTAAATGATGATGTAGCAGAATTGCCACCGTCAAAAATTAGATCCTCAAACACTGTAGATGCATATCCGTTATCTACAGTTGCAGATGTATTATATAAATCAAGTGCATTATTTGGGTCATTATAATTAGCAGCAAGGCCAAACAGAGTACCGTTGGCTATCATTTCTGCTATTGTATCTTGTATAAGTTCTTTGAGATTGGCAGTTGTACCGCCGGTGATAGAATACAATTCCGTAAAGTTAGCATTAACTTTATTAAAAGCAGCGAATAAGCTATCGCCAGTTTTATCGTTTGGAACTGTACCTGTTTTAATTAGATGTTGTGACATAATTGATCCTCATTCTAATATTTATCGTAAAATGAGGATCAATACGAATTGACTTAGTACAAACGTTTGCGATTTGCAGTTACTGCATTTGCTTCTTTTTGAAGTTTCTTACGGTAACGTGCTTTTGCAGCGCCTGCTTCACGTTTTCTAGCAGTAGTTGGTTTTTCGTAAAACTCTTTTTTACGTAGTGTTTCTAATTTTCCAGAATCTTCAACCTTGCGCTTAAATCGTCTTAACGATTGTGTAATGTTTTCATTTTCGCGCATTGTTACTTTGACTCTATTCTGCATTGTTATCATCATCTTCCTCATTGTTAAGTTGTTCTACAATCCAATCTAAATCAAATATTCTATTTTTAGAGATTAAATTGTAAGGTGTTAGTTCGTCGTTAGTTATATAGTATGCATTAGGGTGTGTAAGCATAAATGTGACAAATGATTTAGTAATCGGATCACAATTATCAACATCAATAATTACTACTGCTACTTGATGTGTAACACTTAGTAACCAATCAATGTCTGCTTCATCGGTATCATAAATGAAGATATTAATATCTTCATCGCTTTCACCAATAATAGCATGAAACTGTTCTAGTACATGCGTTGATGGTTTTACTAACAAATAACCAACATCTAAATTAAAAAACTTATCCGGAGGTGTAATAACCGTAATTTTTCCTAATGGATTCATGTGACCTTCTATGTGGTAATTAGTTTTGCCTTGTATTTATCAGAGAAGGACTTGACCGCTAATGATACTTTCTGTACCCCAGCTATTCCAATTGCTTTTGCTGCAGCCTTTGATAAGTCAATAACTCTACCTTTAACAAACGGTCCACGATCATTAATAGTAACTAACACTGTTTGGTTATTAGCTAAATTAGTTACTTCTACAACAGTGCCAAACGGTAAAAACTTATGTGCTGCAGTTAATTGCTTTGGATTAAAATATTCGCCACTTGCAGTTTTAGGTCTGCGTCGATATCTAGGTCCAGATTCGTAACCATACCAACTAGCTATACCTTGCATTTCGTTAGATGTATGTGCTGATCTAAGTCTATGCTTATAATGCAGGTGTTTAGTTTTTTTATGTACACTGTGTTGTATTGAATGATTGTCAGTCGAATGTTTAGTAGCTGCATCTACTGGAGCTACGGTGGTAATTATTGAGAGGGCAAGGAGCCCTGATATTAGTGAATTTTTCATTTTTTCTCCTTTCACTTGGTGTGCATTAAAACAACTACACATTACATTAAGGGAGTAAACTGCACGAGGTTCTTCGAACCCATTTTGTTCGTGACGTCTTCTCCATCAGCCACAACATTAAACTGCAAATGTTGCACCTTTGGCAAGCCTGGCTTCCCGAATTTCGCGGGTTTCTACTTTGGCCAAGACTCGCGGGATTGTCAACTGCCCAATCCAACTATCTTAGTTTCTCTCGAAACATATAATATATAGTACAGAAATGCAAAATTCCGTTTAAAATGTGGATTTTTGCATAGATAACGTGTACTATTAACACATTATACAGTAATATTGTTAAAAGTCAAGTAAAAACTACTAAATACACTATATTATTATAAAAAGGATTATCCATGAGAATACAAGAATTAATGGAGGCTAAAGCCGAAGACGTTATTGAACAAATACGTTGGAATGCTGCAGAGCTTGAAAAAATATTTTTGGTAGAATTACCGCATATTTACAACAAATATAAAGAAAAATTAACAGTTAGTGATGATGCTGATGAAGTAGAACGCGGATTGGTAAAAAACTACCATGCAGCATTTAGAAGTGAAATTGCTAGACCGCAAAGCATGTGGTTTAAAGACAAATACATGTCAGTATCTGCACGATCTCATTTTGGCCAAGAAGTAGCAAGAGATGGATTAAAAAATGGGTTATCACAACTAGCAGAAATGGGTGCATTTCGCAATGTGCCATTTTTGAAAGAGCTAGCACACTTGCCAGTACTGATGGATCCAAAAACCGGCGGACCAGATACTGCATCATCTAAATTAATGGGCGAAATTGTTTCTAAACTTCCAGAAGTTTTATTTAATATTGGAAGAATAGCAAATAACAAACGAGTATTTGAATTAGGAAAATCATTAGCTAACAGTATAAAATCATGGGATAAACTATATTCAACTGTACAAGCTGCTCCAACAAGTTCTATCAAATTTAAAAAGAAAGGTGATGCTTATATTTCTAATAAGACTAATCCAAATAAAGATGCCTGGAAATCTAATAGTGACATTGTTAAAAGTACTAAGAAACCTGTAAAACATGATACACATGCACAAAATATGTCACAAGTGGATGTACTTATCAATCATGCATTATCGCAACTTGATTCAAAAACTGCACATGAAATTAGAACGGTAATTGCACGAAGTGATAATAAACTAATGGCAATGTCCCAAGAACTTCATAAACGTAATATTCAAATGGAATCAATGTACTAATAAGTACTCATAAGAAAAGGGCTAATTAGCCCTTTTTTTAACGATTGTAAATATACATAGTGACTTCAAAGCCAAAACGTAAATCAACATATGTTGGTGTTTCCCATTTCATATCTATTACCTCCTTTTTTAACCTGCAAATACGTTACCACTACCAACTGCAACTTTAGATCCACATGCTACTGGATCACCTACTCGTCCGCATTGTTTACCATTTATAAACACTTTACTGCTACCTGATGCTAATGTTGAATCATGACATGTTGGTTCTGCATTACAATGGGTAACCCAGTGATCGCCTTCACGGTGTACTGCAATGCCGTTTACAAATACATCGCCACTTGCACTATCACTTACCCTTGCAGGCCAACTACCGTGACCTGAACATTTATCACCTAACCTTGTTACTGCTGGCATTAATATTCACTCCTCGAAACTGCTAATGTAAGTTGGTTAGCAAAATCGTCCCATACATTACTTACTTTTTGTGTTATTGTGTATGAATAATCAGTCTGATTAATATGCTCTTGCTGATATGTGTAAGGCACTTGTGTAACTTCACCAGTCTCCGGATCTGTTACACTATTGTAACCAGTTTCGGTAGTATATGTTTTAATAGTTTCAGTTGTATTAACAATATAAGTAACCAACACAATACTACCAGCTTCTTTCTCCCCTTCAACTACTGTACCAATTTTACTAGGCATAAGATCAAAATTAGAGATTGTAACTACATCAACAGAATCAACTGGTATGTATTTCCAAGTTGCTGGACTGTACATATTTTGGTATCTACCGGATATAGTAACTACTCTAGTTGAAAATGAAACACTAACTCCGACATGTGGAAATGAAGAAGTTACTGAATTAATAACTTCATGTACGCCGCATGTTGCAGATTTTGAAAATCTTTCATTTTCGTGTATAATGCCAAAATTAGTAGTTGAAATGCCCATATCGTATTTATGCTATAAAATAAGGCTAGTAGTTGCTTCGGTGTATGATTTTGCTGATTCTCTTTCAGTTGCTTCTAATACTACTACTGTAGCAGCAGCGATTTTAATTGTTTTGTCTTGATCAACAGTAAACAAATAAGGTGCCATTCCAATTCCACCTTGTGCAGCTGCTAATACACGTGGTTTTGAAACTTTAATGTATTTGTCAGTTTCTTCAACTAATGATGCAATTAGTTCTTCGCCTGAAGTAAGTTTAATTGTAACTACTTCACCTGGTGATACGCCTTTATCTATAATCATAATTTGCCTTTAAGTATTGTTGTAATTCTGAAAAACCACCGATGTAATTGTCATCAATTTTAATCTGCGGTAATGTTCGTGCTGTTGGTACTTCTTCTAATAGTTGTTCTTTAGTCCATCCACCATTTGAAATGTTTCGTTCTTCAAAGTTGATGTTTTTCATTTGCAACAAGCTCTTAGCTTGCACACAGTACGGACATTGGTCTTTTGACCATATAATTGCTGTCATTTTATAAAATCCTTGTACGGTTTTGACCAATCTATTTTTGCTATATTGGCCATCATTGCTTTTACTCTCGCTGGTGAATTTAGTGCTATTGCTTGATTTGCATTTCCTGCAGCGCCGTTACCCTTGCGAGATTTTTTTAAATATCTGTCCGACCGCATTGTTCATAGCCTCTACGTCTGTCTTAGTCCATAATCCATATGATGGTTGTTTTCCTTCTCTAAGCATTTCGCATGGACATACAGGATCATCGCCCTGCGGTCCCATGCATGCACAAATGTCGTTACAATGTTGGTAATTCGTCATAATCTAATTCGTCACTCATAACGCCAATTACATAATTTACACTTTCAGATTCTTGTAAAGCAGTTTGCTTTTTACTTGGATCGGCGTGTTTGTTAAACCATGGAATAGGCGTTGATTTAGGTGCTTGTTCACGATACTTAATACCTACTTCTTTCAAAGCGTGTACTGCAGTATAGTCAACAAATTCTTTTAAGATGTTAGCATTAAGGCCAATCACTGGACCTTTTAAAAATAGGTAATCTGCCCATTCTTTTTCTTCGCGGATCACATCTAAGTACATATTATACACGATTTCGTCACACTCTGCTTTAATTTCGGTAAAACGCGGATCATCTTTTATTACTTGATTAATCATATACGCAGTCCACTCTTTGTGTAATAACTCATCTTGTAATATAAGCGCAATGATGTTACCATTACCAATAAACAGCCTGTTTTCGACCATTGCTAAACTAGTAGCAAATGATACCATAAAGCGGAATGCTTCTAATGCATAACTTGCGTGTAGTGCAAGCCAAATAGCTTTAATGTGATCTCTTTCAAGAATTTCAATACCAAGTTCTTTTTGACAGTTAAGTTTATGCAATTTATTGTAGTATTTGCCAACACTGCTTGCCATGTCAACAATTTCTTTAGTATCATGTATGGTGTTAAATATCTCTTTTGGAATATTATAGATATTACGAATAATATGGCTATAACTACGACTATGAATATTTGATTCGTAAAACCCCCAATTAAGCATTAGTAGTTCTGCTTCGGGTACACTTACTACAGGTGTGAACACTTGGGTAGGACCGCGGCCTTGCAAACTATCTAATGCAGTTTGTCTTAGTAAGTTACTAGTGAATATGTGTTTAACTGCATCACTAGCATCTTTAAAATCGTTAGCATCTTTACTTAATGAAATCTCTTCTGGAGTCCAAAAGAACCCTCTAGCAGTTGCTTCAAACTTTTGAATACGTGGATAGCGTACTTCTTCAAATCTTTGAATTGTAACTGTTCCGTCTAGAAACAGTTTTCTAGACAAGTAGTTAGTTTGTTCACCTAAGTTATACTGTTCATCACTCATCGTCTTTAATCCTTATTGTGCTTTTTTCGTCTAGTGCATACCACGCACTTTCAAGATATTGTGTTATGTCAGTTAATGTTTCTTCTGGAAGACGCATTACCCATTCGTTAGTGTTAACATCGTGCTTAAGTGGTAATTCAACCTTTAAATTATGTCGCATTGATATTACTAATTTTTTATCTTTCATTTTTTAATTATACCTAAATATGCTAAAAACACTAAACAATATATTGTTATTGATAGTTTGATTTCTTTTACTTTGTTTAATATAGCATTAGTTAAAGAAGTTGCCTTCCACTTATAATATAGAAGGCCTCCGTTGTCTATTGCATGTAACTTTTCTAGTACTTGTTTCATAACTTTTTGTTTACGTGTTCCTTTCTTGGCCACGCACTTGCCTTGCCGTTTTTAATTAATTTTGATATTACGCTATTCAGATGTCTTTGTTTATTCTGTTCAGGAGTTAGCGCAAATATGCCTGTTTTGTTTTCCTTAGCAGATTGTCCACCTTTTTTACCGCCAATACTTCCAGCGATAGAAGCGTGTCCTAGACCAAACCCGCATTTGCCGTCCTTGTTTGCCTTAATAGCAGCAAGAGCACACAATTTACTTCTTTCTTCTTTTGTTAATCCAAGACGTTGTGCTATCCTATTTGCAGCGGCAAAATCCCCTTGTGAATAGTGTATATCAAAGTGCTCTTGTAATGATACTGCTTTTAAGTTTGTAGGAGTGTTGTTGCTATGATTACCATCAATATGATGGATATCGTATCCTTCCGGAATAGGTCCGTAATTCTTAATAAAAATTTTTCTATGTATTTTAGTTTCAGCCATGCGTGTGCTCCTTTACATCATAGATTCATTGATATGTTTCCAATTTATAATCTTCCACTGGTTTTCAAGATAACGTTTTTTATCCCATTGATAATCGAGAGAGTAAGAATGTTCCCACCAATCAACTAACAATACAATGTCTTTTTTAATAGCATGATTAGTTATTGTTTTGATCTTGCCATCTTTAGCAAGATAAACCCAACCACTGCCTTGTATGCCCATTGCTACTTTTAAAAACTCTTCTTTAAACTTATCAAAAGTTTTATAATGTGTTTCAATTAAATCTAAAACTTTGCCAACTGGCTTGTTTAAATTGCCAGTTGACTCTTGATATTGTTGGAATAAGATATTGTGTAAAAATACACCTGCTTCATTAAACACAGGATCACCTTCACCTGCATTATAACGCTTTGCGTATGTTTTAGCAAGATGTTCATAATGATAATCTAATGTTGCTTTTGATATAGCAGGGTTTAAATCATCCATTCCGTATGGTAGAGGATCTATTTTTAATGATGCAGGTTTACCTTCAGTTATGAATTGCTTAATAAAACTATAGCTCATAGCTTACAGGCCTCGCAGGATTCTTCATCGTCTTCAATAATTGCACTAGGTAAATCAACTTCGGCTTCTTCTTTACTACCTTGTTTATTCACTAGGCTGTAATAAAAGGTTTTGATCCCCCATTTAAGTCCTAACATTAAGTTCTTAGCAATTAGTGTAGTTGGTACTTTTCTACCTTCAAAGTGTGCAGGGTTGTAAAAAGTATCAGTACTAATAGATTGATCAATGTATGCAGCTAATACTGCAGCAGTTTTTAAATAACCTACGCAATCAGTTTGATCCCACATAAGCTGATATTTGTTTTTCAACTTATGATATTCCGGAACTACTTGTGTAAGTGAACCTGATTTAGATTCTTTAGTTTGTATTAAATGCATTGGCATTGCAATGCCGTTAGTTGAGTTAATCACTACACTAGAACTTTCAACTGGAGCAATAGCACCTACTGTAGCATTACGTACACCGTACTCTTTCATATCAGCACGCAATGGTTCCCAATCAAGTTCTGGAGTAAAGTCAGTTAATTCATTAACTCCGTCTGCACGTAATTCCCACGGAAAAATACCCTGTCCGTACCGTGTTTTAGCACTGTCTCTACATGCACCACGTTCTTTAGCTAATTCAACTGACATTTCTGTTAGGAAGAATGTTTGATGTTCTATCCAACTTTTAACTTCAGTTAATGCATCTGCATCGCCGTATTTAAAGTTGCGTTTTGCATGCCAGTATGCTAAGTTAGTAACACCGATACCTAATGGACGTATTTCTTGATTACTTTCACTACTGTGTACAGATAAGAAATCTTGGTAGTCTAGTATGTTGTTTAAACTACGATGTAAGATACGGCAAGCTCTACGCATATCTTCTGGGTTACGGAAAGCTCCCCAATTGATACTACCTAGTGTACATAATGCAATTCGGCCAGCTGGATCATCTAAACGCTTAAATGCTTTGGTCGGAAGTAAAATCTCTTGACATAAATTACTTTGATAAATTGTATGCCATAATGGATCAAACGGTCCTTGCTTAATTACGTTATCTATAAAGACTAAGTAGATGCGCCCGGTGTCAGTTCGTTCTTTTAGGAGTCCTCCTTTGAATACTTCTTCCGCAGACATGGTCTTCTTCCGAACTCCTGTATTTTTTTCATACTGTAGGTACAGTTTTTCAAAGAGAGCTGTATCAGTGTAAAACGCTTCGTATAAGTCTGGAACTTCATTAGGATCAAAAAATGTTATGTTTTCTTTGTTTTTAAATCTACGCCAAAAGAATGCACTTAATACTACACTGTAGTCTAAATGGCGTACCCGTGTTTCGTCTGTGCCTTGATTGTTCTTAAGTACAATTAAGTCATCAAACTGATAATGCCAAATTGGATATGTCACAGTAGCACTAGCATTTCTAATTCCACCTTGTGAACAGCAACGTAAGTCACCAAACCATTTCTTTAAAAATGGAATCATACCTGTGTGCATAATTTCACCACCGCGTATAGGACTTCCTAATGCGCGTACACGTCCAATTTCTAAACCTATGCCAGCGCGTTTGCTAGCATATTTTGCCATCATCTCGCCACTAGCAAATATAGAATCCAAATCGTCATCACTGCGTATGAGAACACAGCTGCTAAATTGTTTAGTTGGAGTTCCGAGCCCAGCAAGAACAGGAGTAGCAAGAGTAAATAAACCATCAGACGCCGCATTGTAATATTCCTTTATAAATTTCATTCTAGCTGCAGTTGGTTCTTCCCTATGGAACACAGTTGCAGCTGCAATTATATATCTAATCTGTGGTGTTTCGTAAATGTCTTTAGTAGAACGATTACGTACTAAGTATTTTTCAATTAACTGCTCAATAGCAGCAAATGAATAAGTTTCGTCTTTTGAATGATCAAGCATGTCATTCATTTTGGTCCATTCGTCTACAGTATACCATTCTAGTAATTCTGGAGTGTATAGACCAACTTCAATGTTCTTTTGAACAATTGTATATAGATGTGGCGGCTCGTATTGTCCGTATACATCTTTACGTAGCATAGACAACCGTTGTTTGCCTGCAACGTATTGGTAATTAGTATGACCTACATCTGGGTTAGCATCAACATCAATTAAGTTAACGATTGCCCGTAGTGTAATTTCGTCAATTTCGGATGTAGTAATATTATCGTAAAATTGTGGCTGACTTTTAATTTCAATCATAGACTGACTTACATCGGCAATTCCGCTACAAATCTTTGCAATTTGTGCCTGCCATTTATCAATCGTAAGCTCTACTTGAGTGCCATTTCTTTTTGTTACTGTTATTTTATTCATATAATTTCACTTCTGGTTAGGTTAGTATTTATTTGGCAGACTATTCTCTAAAAATAGAATTAGATTGAAAAGAAATACTATATAAAACAATGAGATATAAGGTGTAAAAAAGTAGACTTATCTCTTATCATTTAACGTAATTATACGTTCTTTTTCCTGATAAGTCTACAGTTATGGTTAGAATGATGCAACGTACGAATATGTTAGTTGACGTAATGTTGACGTTGCCGCCATATTACGTGCTGAAATAGTTATTGATTGATAATTTATACTTGCTAAAAAGTCTAGCAACAATGCATTATCATCGTTTCCTGAGACAGTAAAGTCGTCAGATATACTAATTTCAGAATTAACAAGATGTGTAGTATCAGCAGCAAATGATATAACTCCGGATCTAACATAAGAATCGCATTTATAAAAATATGTAATCTTGTATGATACAGGTATAGTACCAGTTCCTAAACTTGAAATATTAAATGGCAGTCTGCAAATATCATGCCATGCAACATTATCAACTAGTTCTGTAGTAAACGTGCTACTGCTATACTCGCCAAACCCTGCAACTTCTGGAACATATCGAGTAGTATTACTAGTAGTTGACCCGCGATTTGATTTTAAATTTGTGCATACATTTCCGAAATTTGCAAAATATACTTGCGGGTATCTAGCCTGTACGTCATCTTGATCGTTACCAACATGTGTCATAATGCAATTATTAACATAGTTTTTAGTACCCTTAGTTATAAGGATTGCATTTGCAGTAACGTTTATAAATTTAATATTAGTAATTTGATTTTCGTTAGCGAATCCAGTAGTAATGTTACCTAATACTAATCCGTATCCAATTGAATCAAAGTATCCATTGTTAAATTTTAAATTTGTTACACGTTGTCTTGCATCTACTGCAAAACACACATTGCTGATATTTATATTTTCAAATATAAGATTTTCTGAATCTTCTAATATTTTTATACCTTTGCTCTCAACACTTAAATTTGTAGAAGTGCGACTACCAAATAGTTTTAAGTTAGTAAATATACTATTAGTAGAATGTAAATTTAATAAAGTAGATGCAAGATTACTAGTTGTAGTTATGGTTAAATCTGATATTACGATATCATGGGTAACCTCATCTGCAGTAGTAATAAATGCAGTTCCGGGGGTAGTACTGCTAGGGTCAGGCACATAGTTAAAGATTGTTTTATCAATACCTGCACCAATAATGGTTGCATAACTTGGTACAATAATTGATCCGGAGATTTTATATATCCCAGGTGGAATTGAAAGAGTTACCCGCGCTTTAACGTTGTCACCACCGCTGCCAGTTGCAGGATTTGTAGTATTGTTAAACAACGTATTGATTGCAGTTTGGAATGAAGTAGTATCATCTGTAATACCGTTACCTTTAGTTCCAAAGTCTTTTGATGAAACATTTTCTGCTAATTTACCTTGTAATGATCCATCAGTTGCATCTGAATCGTATGTATATTGTAATGTTTGAATTAGACTTGTTGATAAATCGTGTTCGGTTAATACTTTAGTGTTTCCTACAGCCGGAGCACCGTCACTAACTGATCCGTTGCCAATAAACAGTTGTCTTTCATCAATTGCCCAGCCTAACTCGCCCGATGAAAGCTGCGGTAAACTATCTTTTGATCCTCGACGTACTTGAATTTTTGAAATTTGGAACACTGCCATTAATATATCCTCTTATGTTATATTTATGACTTTTCACCCATAAAAAAGCCCTAGTTTACTAGGGCTGTTTGTTATACTAATGCAAATGTAACTGTAACTGCATCAACAACTGTAGTTCCACTAATGTCAACTGCATTTGGGCCAACTGACGTTGTACCATCAGCTTTTAATCCAATTCTACGAATACGTGTTTGTAGTTCAGCAGCACTGTTAATTGCTTTATCCATAACTACATAAATGTAACCAGCTGATGCAGCAGGTGTAAACCATGCTAATGGACTAATTTCTTTAACAATGTATTCAACTGTACCATTAACTAATGCAACGTCTGCACCGCCATTGTCGCTATCTGTACTATCTTCTAATTGTAAGTTAATGTTAGCATTACTTGTATTCTTAACTTGAATAATGTATAAATTTGCATTTTGATTGTATAAGGTTCCAACTGTAGTTGATGAACCATTTACTCTTGTAACTGTTGCCATAATAATCTCCGTTTGTTGTATTTATCCGTTCATACTGTAATATGCATCCACCCGATCCCACCATTTATTAACATATTTGTTAAATTCACTACCTTCTAATATGAACTCTTGATATTGTGGTTCACCCCATACCCATGGTGAAAGTTCAGGTGGTTTAACACACATAAGCACAACGCCTTTTTGTATAGAAGTGTTGTGTATATGATTATGTGCAATGGCGTATGCAGCTAGTTGGAGATAATAGTCTTCTATGTATTCGCGTTTTTTAGGTTTGTTAGATTGTTTATAATCAATAATAGCAGGTTCGCCTAAATGTAAACCTACAGCGTCTGTAGTGCCAGCATATAACCCGGGATAATACAATGCAACTTCATTACCCCATACTTCGTTGACATGTTTTAATCCATGATCTATAATGTGTTGAGCCATCTTATGACTTTGCTGACTGTATGGATTAGATCCTGCTTCGTTTATATAACCTTGTTCAACAAAATCTTCCAAAAATTTATGCATACGAGTGCCACGACTAGCAGCTTCAGTTGTAATTTGTTGTGCTTTTTCATAGCCAACAGCTTTACGCCATGCTTGTAGTGCAGCTTTATCTTCTTCGGGTTTAGTTGCTGAAAGGATTGTTGTTACTGAGGGAACTTTTGAACCATCGGGGCAAGAATATAATCTCTTGCCCTCAACGGATTGTCTGTTTATTGGTGTATATTGGTATTTTTCTATTAGTAGTTTCATAACATAATTATAATACATTATGTTATAAATGTCAACTAATCTTTATGTTTTCTAGTACCAATTCTAGCTTTTTTAGACCATTTACTCTCAGTGTCAGTTTGCTGAGGGATCGGTTCTTGAATTGCAGTATCTGTTTTAATTGTTATGCCAAAGTCGTCATAACTAGCAACTAATTCTGGTAAAGTTGGAACTGCAAGCTGTGAATCTTCTTCCCATCTTGCTTCAAAGCTTTCTTTATCAATATGCCCACCACCTTGTGTATTGCATTCTTTACTAAGGACATCCCAACTTTGTTTAGATGCACACTCTTGATTATTTGCTGCAGATTGTAATAAATGCAGTGTACTAATCAACGGATCAATGGTTTCCATTATTTTTTTTTTGAGCTTAACATCATTCCTAATTTACGGCTATATTCGATACTTTCGCGTTTCATACGTCCTGCATCAGATGGAGGAATTCCGCCTGCTTCTGGGCCTGCTTCTGGGCCTGCTGTAGGAGCACCTGCACCTGGCATTCCTTCTGGACCACCAAGATCTAAGTTTTCGCTACCTGTAGGAGCTACGCCTACTTGCGCAGTTTCGCCTTCAACTGGAGCACCTAACATTTCAGGTTCGTCACCTGCTACAATAGCTAGTCCTTGGTTTAAGCCTTGACGTGATTGTTCTAATGCCGAGTAAATACCATCCATTGCAGGTCTAACTACTGCATCGTATTGTTGTGCAACTTCTGGACCTGCAACACGTTTAATGTCGTCTACTAGCTCTAAAAATTGTTCTGAACGCATAGCAGCAACATCTTCTAACCAACCAGTGATACGTTGAACAATGTCACGTGTTTGAATAATTACATCTGCACGTTTTTCTTCGTCTTCTAACAAAATCCAACTAGCTTGTGATTCGTTTAAATCATAACGTGTTTTTAATTCTGCAGACAATTCACGACGATCTGATTCGCCTAATGAAATTCTACGGATTGCACTGTTAATCCAGCTTTCTGGAACTGACAGTTTTTCAGCACGTTGACGTAATCTAGACTGTGCATAGCCTTCGTCGGTTTTTTGTTTTTTCTTTTTAGGTTGTTCTTCTTCAACATCTACATCGTCGCAGTTTTCACGTTCAAAAATTTCTTGATTAACTACGTCAAGAAACATGCGAGTTTTTTGATAGTCAGTATTTTCAACTACAGTGCTATAACTTTCGTTCATTTCAAATTGACTAATTTTAGTGCGTAATTTGTTACGTGCATCTTCAAGTTGTGCATCTGTAAAGTTTTCTAATTGTATTTTATAACCAAAGTTTTTAACTAAACTTTCGTTTAGTTTTGAACTAGTCATACGTTGATTTAAATCGTTAATTTGCATATTGGATTCCTAGGTTATTTCTTATTATGTATTTATATAAATGACTGACGAAATAATTTCAAAATCATTTGTTGATATTGATTTGAAAGAGCATTGCTTTCTTCTAATCGTGTTAGCATTATATGATATTTTTCGTCGTCTGTTACTAAACTTATATTATTTTTAAATACAATTGCATCATTAGCTACTGATGCATATTTACTATCGAGTAACTTGACTGAATGATATTTTTCGTAATGTCTATGATTGTATTCCTTAGCAGCGATCAATGCACAGCTTTTAAGATAATACTCATTAATTAAATCTTTTGACTCTATATTATACACGCCCCAGTATGTATTGTCAAGTTGTTTAACTAAGAATTTTTTATATAATAGTGAGCCGTCTGGTAACACAGAAATTGGTAATGTAGTCTGTAATTCGTGATCAAAGTATTCAGCAAACTTTTTAATTACTTTAGACTGTTGATTTTTCATTTATAACTACCGTTGGATTATTAAATCCAATTTTTTTTACTAAACTTTTACGAATCATAGTTTCAACTACACATTGATCATGGTCAGATAGTTGAGAAAATTTAATCGGATATTTTAATTTTCCTAATAACTGTTTTTCTTCATTAGTAATAAAAATTTTAAAATCAGATATAAGTTCGTTTATTTTCATCTTAAACCTGCAATTGTTAACATTGCAATTAGTTCTTCTGATTCATGTACTTGTGTATGTTTTTCTTTGCGAATACTTTTTCCTGCATGTTTTTCAAAATCATGATCAGTTACATCGTCAATAAAATCATCAGTTTTGTCACCACCATTAGGTCCGCCAATTGGATCGTTGTGTTTAGATTTCATTAAATCACGATCATTAAACTTTTCTGCTAGTTTAATTTCAGCACCAACTTGTGGGGGTTTAGGTGGTTGCTGTCCATTTGCAGGTTGTTGTGCAGTCTGTTGTCCGTTTGCAGGTTGTTGTCCATTTGCAGGTTGTTGTCCATTTGCAGGTTGTTGTGTACTTGTATCTTGTGCAAATGGTACAGGTTGTTGTGTAGTAGAGTCTTGTGCAATTGGTGCAGGCGGCTGAGTAGTTTGTCCAGTAGGAGCAACTCCCTCGGGTGCTTGTGCAGGTTGTGATGTAGGTTGACCAGGCAATGCTGTTGCAATAGTATATTTACTAGGGTCAGTTTGATCAGGTTGCAATTGATTAAGTGGCATTGTTATTTTAAGGTCTGGGTTATTAGGGTCAACTAACTCTGCACCTTTAGTTGGGTCAATGCTTGCAATTTTATAATTCTCTTTTAACGTAATTTCTTTAATCTTCATTCTGTTCTCCTAGGCTAAGTGCCGAGCTTTGTAATTTGTTTATATGGTTGCGTAATTTATCAATCTTACCATGTGCGCGTAGTAATTTAAATGCTAGATTCTCTACACTAAACTCGCCCACATCATCTAACCCTGATTTTCGTAATCGTTTAATGTTATCCATTGTATCTTTAGCTAACTTTAATTTAGATGATTTTAATGCTTGATTAATTTGCCCTACGTAATTACGAGCTTTATCGTTTACTTCTTGTTCGCTTACTCTAGGTGTTTGATGTTTTGGTTCTTTAATCCATTTGTCATTTACGATACTATAAATGCCTGCAGATTCATGATGTTGGTTAGTATCTTGTACATACAGCTCAACATCAATGTTTTTAATTTTTATATTGTATGTAAAGTTGTATTGATTCTTTTTAGCATCATATAATTCAACTAGTTCTGGTTTATCGCTAGGGATATCTACTACAAGGTGCAAGTCTATATCTGAAAACTCAGAATATCCATAACTTGCATTACTTCCGCTAATAGTAATATCTTTTAAATGTATTGACTGTACATTTAAAAATTCTGTAAAATTCCTAGCGATAAGCAGTAACTGGTAACGTATCTCAGTTTTTAATTGATCATTTGCCCAAAGTAATGGATTCAGTGTTTCTTGAAATGGTATTGATTGGACAGATAATTCGTTAAATCGCATATTAAAATTTTATTAAGATAGTTACTACGGTTGATAACAAACCAGCTATAATCGTTGCAGTTGCACCGATTACAACCTTACTCATGCTAGCTTGACTTTCTTGAATCTTTTCAGCAAGTGATTCTACTTTTGATTCAATTGTTGTTAAACGGGTTTCTAAATTTTGATAACGTAGTGCGCATAGTTCTACATGGCTTTCTAAGTTATTTTTTTCTATATCTGTAGGTTTTAATGACATCTCATCGCTCCAATGGTCGTTCGTTGAGTTACTACTTGTAACAGTTATATTTATTGCTTTTTATAGAAAACGATATTCTTATTCTTACCTTCAGTTATAAAAACTGCGTAATTTTGTTCAAGTAACTCGTCTAATCCTTGTATGTACGGTACTAATACAAAATCATCTTTAAGATATCTAACTGGGTCTCCGTTGTCTTCAAAAACAAATTCACGTTCGGTAAAAAAGTCAAATCTCCAAAGGCGCACAACTTGGTCAGTGTCAAACCCAACTAGACTACCTTTAACTTCGGTAACAATAGGGTTGTTAGTATAGTAGACATTTGACCTAATTCCAATAGTTTGTAGAATGGTATTAAAATTCTGTTCTTTCCATCGTGCAGATTCCTTTCCAGGTTCTACTCGGTATTGTCCAGTGTGTGTTATATCAACATAAGTATAAAGTTTATAGTGCATAGTGTATTTAACAGTCATAAAAAAAGGGCTCACAAAATGTGAACCCTTTAGTTAGTTAGTTAAACTTAGATTATGCCCAAGCTAATGAAGCACCAGTAAATGCTGCTGATGTAACTACAACAGTTGCACTTGCATTCAAGTTAGCTGCGATTGCAGCTTCTGTGTCGCCCCATCCGCCAGCTACGTTAGAGTTAGTATCGCTGTCGTTAGCTGTATCATCAGAAACAACTGCAATAAAATCAGTAGCTGATGGTGTAAATACACCCCATACTTCAACAGTAGTTTGTAATGCACGGATTGCATTTGAATACAAGCTCAAAGAAGCCATATAGTTAGTAGCTGCAGTTGTAGTTGCATCAGTAGTGTCGATTGCAGTTAAACCGTCTTTTTTAGTTAAATCGTTGTTACCACCAGTAACGTTTACTTTGATGAAACGTAAGTTACGTGTACCAAAGTTTGTATAGTTAGTACCTTGAGCACCATATGTGTGTTGTGGAACAACACGACCATAGTTAGCTGCAACGTTAATACCTTGTGGATTTGTATATGTAAATAATGATGGCATGATATTTCTCCTCTATTACCATAAACTTACTACTCTGTAAGTGTTATAATTATTTAGCTTCAAAACTAAAAATTATAGGTTTATCGTTTATTTTCTGATATTCGTTTAATGCTACGTTTGAATTTATTGCAGTCATTCGATTTAATACTATTAATAAATCTACGCTCTAATTCGGCTGCAGTTTCTATATCGTATTGTTCTCTAATTAATTCTAATAAATTAATTGCACTTTCAATTATGTTAGATCCGCGACTTTCAATTACTAATGCTGGATCTCTGTTAAGGTTAATATCACTTAGTTCTTGTAAAATAGAACGAGTACTTTTTCTCATAGTTATTCCACAGCTTGTTGTTTAAATAAATTAGGGTGCATTTTACCCCATTTACGCATGATAACAGCAGCTTGCGCATTTGCTTCGTTTTCATGATCGCTCCCATCGTTGCCACTGTCTGGAGTTAACTCATTGTTTAAGTCTTGTCTATAATGCACAAGCTCATGTGCTAACGTTCTACATACATCCATAATATGTCTATTAGATAAGGTAACAGTTATATGTTTATCACCGTATCCGCCAAATGATCTAAATTCTACACTACGATCGTTACCGTCTTGCATTTCGATATTTGGTAATTCTTGTAAACCTAATTCAGAAGATGCAAATTTAATAAATTTACTAATTATATTAGTAGCGTTATTGCGAGATAACCCTTCTGTTAATATTTCATGTACTTTCATAATAATACTTATCTTCTACATGATTAACGCTAATATAAATGCATCTTCACTACTAATAGCATCAATATTTAGTCTAGCATTTTCTTGTTCAAACAACTCTAACCCTTGATTTGCAGTGTCATACCGTACTGCAGCAACTGTTGGTTGACCACTGCTTGTACTACTAGTTCCGTTGTTTAAATATGTTGAAAGTTTTATCATTGTTATTCCTTTACTATATTTATTTAAATAGGAGTATCCGGAAATGTAACATTAAACGGAAAACCTTCTTGTGTAGTAATATCACGTAACGATTGTCTGTATGTAGACCAAGATGTTTTAACTGCTTTAGTAAACGGTGCATCAGTTACTTGTGTCCAGTCAGACTCTTTTAATAATTGATCGCGTTTTTCTCTAACATTTGCAGATTCAACTGCAATATCAGCTGCAAGATCTTCTTCAGTCTTATCAGCAACTTCAACAGTAAAGACTTGATTATCTTCAATAACTGGCTCACAACTAACTAATTTTTCAGTACTTTTATTATGAGGTCTCCATACAGTTACACCAAGAGCAGAATTTTCTTTCATAAATTCATCGTTTGGGCCAGTTGGCGGAAATGTAGTGTTTGAGAACACCTCCTTATAATGGCCAATTTTTACTATTTTATTGTTTTTAATTAATGCTATTTCCATGATTATTCCTTATGATACAGGCAATTGATATGTTGGGGGAGTAAAGTTAGCAGTGTATCTTGCAGTACCTTTAGTAACACGAAAGTTATCAATATATCCATTAATATAATCACCATTTGAAGTCTGTCTAACACCAATTGTCCACGGTTGTCCTGCAGAGTCAATAGATGTTGATGATGTAAAAGTTGATTCTTGTACACCGTTAACAAACATTCTAAATGTAGATCCGGATCTACTTACAGCTACATGATACCATACATTATTTACTATGTTAGTTGTACTTGCAACAACTGACCCTGAACCTGGGTTTATATTATATGAATAGAAATTAAATCCAGAGCCACCGCCGGCAGCTTGTACAAATAAATCAATGCTGCCAGCTGCCCATCCAATTACACTTGAAGTTGAAAATAATGACGGATAATTTGGAAATCCGGCTACTCTACTAGTTTGATTAAACCACAGCTCAATTGTAAAATCAGAAGTTCCAAAATATAAACTAGAATTGGTCGGTATTGTTAAGTAATCTCCTACTCCGTCTAAATAAATGCTTCCGGTTCCTGCTATTTTTTTACTAGTATTAACTTGTGTATTACCGGAAAGTGTTACTGTTCTAGCATACGTGCTTATATCGGTAATTGATGTACTTCCGTTTGATCCGTCTCCGGTTAATGCTAATAATACGCTACTCCATAACGGATCAACAGTTGGTGGAACAACAGATGACGCCGTAGGCAACGCTGCAGTTGGAGGCGTAAAGTTAGCAGTGTATCGTGCTAATCCTTTAGTAATACGGCAATCATCAACAAATCCATTAAATGACCCGTTATTACTCCATCCAAAATATGAAGGACCTTGTTGATCGTCAATTGCTCCAGAGATTGTAAAGCACGGATATCCAACTCCGTTACAATATAATGTAATTTGTGTTCCATATCGTACTACTGCCAAGTGTATCCATGAACCTGCAGAATATGTGCCGTACCCGCTGGTACTAAGCCAATTAGATCCGCCACTGTTACGAACTAATACATAAAAATTAGAACTACCATTTTGAGTTTCTAATCTTAGCGAACCGTAGGTAGTACCAGAGTTAATGTTAACCGAAAACACTCCTTGGAATGCAGCAATTGCATTAAAATATGCCCAACATTCTACTGTAAAATCACCTGATCTAAAATTAAAATCTGGAGAATAAGCTGCTTTAAGATATGACCCACTAGGGACTGAGACGCCTGGTGTACATACCATGCTTCCAGTTCCAAATTTCTTAGTTGCAGTTGACACAGTTGCATTATTTACAGTAATAGATTTTGGTACCAAACTTAAATCTGAAAATGATGTACTGCC